TTAATTGACAAAGTTAATCGGGGACAATTTATAGCATACTGTTCAAATGTTTTAAAGGGGATGAACTCGGACCGGCATAGAGCAAATAAATTAGTTAATACAAAAGTGTTAGGTGTTACCGCAACTCCAATAGCAGCTCCGCCATTATCTGAATTGTATAATAATATGGTTATGCCTATTGATATTTCAACATTAATAGATAATAAATATTTATTAAATGCTATTGCTTATGGTGTGGCTTCGGATGTTGTTGGTGTTCAAAAGTTTAAAACAACTGGTGGCGATTTTGATACTAAGCAATTAGATGATTTTTATTCATCTGAACAAATGGTTTTAAATGTTTTAAAGGCATATCAAAAATATTCATTAGATAAAAAAGCATTAATTTTTAATGTAAATGTTAATCATAATAATACTGTTTATTCAGCTTTTAGATTAGCTGGCTTTAATGTTTATGCTATTGATGGAGAAACTCCAAGTGGATTAAGAAAAGAAATTTTACATAAATTTAAAACTGAAGATGATGCTATTCTTTGTAATGTTGGCGTTTTAACAACTGGATTTGATGAACCTAGCGTTCACACTATATTTTTAAATAGAGCTACTAAATCACTTGCTTTATATTTACAAATGATAGGTAGAGGTAGCAGAATTTATGAAAATAAAGAACATTTTACTATTATTGATTTAGGTAAAAATACTGATAGGTTTGGATTTTATGATAGTCCTTATGATTGGGAATTTATGTTTAAATTTGGTAAATCAGTTAGCGATGGTAAAGGAGTTGCACCATCAAAAGAGTGTCCTCAATGCTCTTTTATTCAACATACAAGAAAAGTAGTTTGTGAAAATTGCGGACATAATTTTGTAGAAGAAGCTGAAAAGCAAAAAAAAGAGGAAAAAGAACAACAATTATATTTACTTAAAAAAAACAATCCTATTAATATTCCTACTCGTGGACTTTTTAAAATAGCACAGGATAGAAATTGGAAAGAATATGCTGTACTTCATAAAATAGCAGAACACATTGTTAATTATCAAAATAAACACAAATCACTAATTACTGATGAATATTGTAATAGTATTGGTATTATTGAACTTGATAAGTGGTGTAAAGAATATAATAAGAAAAACAACCAATGGCATAAACAATTTATAATAAATTCAATAAATGATAAACGAAAACAACTTACAAGCAGAGATTTACAAGTGGTTTAATAATACCTACTGTCTTAAATCTCACAAACCTAGAGCAATAATTTTCAGTATCCCAAATGGTGGAACTCGGAATATTCGTGAAGCCATGACTTTTAAAGCTACTGGTTTATTAAAAGGAGCATCTGACCTGGTTGTTATATTCCCAAATGGTAAACTATGCTTTGTTGAATTAAAGATAGCTAAAGGCATTCAAAGTACCGAACAAAAGGATTTTGAAAGTAGAGTGTCTATTTTAGGTTATGAATACCATTTAATCAGATCACTTGATGAATTTAAGTTATTGACTTTAAATAATATTTAATACATTTGTTAATCAATAAGGACCAACTGATAGTCATAGCAGCAACAAGCCGAATGTTAATTGGATTGACTGCAAAGCTATGTAACCATCGGGACATCCAACATGATCTATTCCAAGAGTTTCTTTTATACCTTTGCGAGAAACCCGAAGAGTTTTTAATTGACAAAGTTAATCGGGGACAATTTATAGCATACTGTTCAAATGTTTTAAAGGGGATGAACTCGGACCGGCATAGAGCAAATAAATTAGTTAATACAAAGAACCCATTGGTTGAGCGGCATAATGATTATGAAGTAAATTTTGATTTATGCGAGGAAAGTTATAACTTTGACATTGATATGAAGTTTGCAAGGACAGTAAAATTTGCTAGGGAGCAACCATTTAAAGCTGAAATACTATTTAAATCGGTGGTTACTTCAACTAGAGAGATAGCTAGTGAACTTGGAGTTAATCAAAGGAAACTCATATACGAGAACAATAAATTTAAAAACGAAATAAAAAATAAACTAAAATGAACGAAATACTATTAAAACAAAGGGATTTTATTTACGCAGTAGCACATGATCTAATCCGACCTGACAGTTCAAACGATAATGTTAAAGAAATTTTAGCAGCCTATCATGGTATTGATGCAACCGTTGAAACGCTTGTTGAGTGTTCGACTTGCACAAACATTTACAAAGATGCTTTTAAAATTATACTAGCGTATCTTAATCAAACACCTAAAAGTAAAAAATAATGCCGTTTAAAGCGAAATATACATTCGATTACGAAACCGAGCCTACTCCAAAAGAACGATTAAGGGTAGGTAAGGAATGCGAAAAGAACTTAAAACTAAATGTTAAAAAGTATAAACCGATTGAAAGGCAAATACTTTATACCAATAATATTTTAATGATTTCAATAACCTATGAAGGCAAACATATCAATGAGGCCATTGCCGCACCAACCGTTTAGGATTAACTATTTTAATTCGGTAATATTAAAAAAGACTTTTATTTATATAATGAATTGATGCAAGACGAATACGAACACATAAACTTTTGGAATGAAGACAGAAAAAATTAACATAAACAAAATTAAATTAAACCCAAACAATCCTCGTTTAATTAAGGATGACAAGTTTGCTAAATTAGTGCAGTCAATTAAAGACTTTCCAGAGATGTTAGAAATACGTCCGATTGTTGTAAATGATGACATGATTATTTTGGGCGGAAATATGCGTTTTAAGGCATGCAAAGAAGCTGGGTTAAAGGAAGTGTCGATTATAAAAGTAAGTGGCTTATCTGAGGAGAAACAGAGGGAATTTCTTATTAAGGATAACCTATCAGGTGGCGAGTGGGATTGGACTTTATTACAAGATTGGAATGAGTTAGAACTCGAAGAGTGGGGTTTAGAAGTTTGGCAAAAGCCAGCCGATGTCGATTACTCTATTTTAGATGAAGAGGATGTTTCTGAACAATTAGAGCAAATGACTGATGGTGTTAAAAAAGCTATTCAGATAGAATTTGAAGCTGAACATTATAACGAAGCATTTGAACTTGTTAAATTTTGGAGAGATAATAAAGCCTATGTAGGTGGTATGATAATGGAGTATTTAAAAGAACAAAAAAATAAACTATGATTTGTTTTATACCAACAAAAGGTAGATTAAATACAAAGACTTATAAATTGTTTAAAGACGTTGGTATTGAAGTAAAACACTTTATTGAGCCGCAAGAGATAGATAATTATCAAGTTCCTAATAAAATTTCTATTTTAGAAAATAACAAAGGAATTGGATATGTTAGAAATTTTATGCTTAATTACGCAAGACAGAATAATTACGAATGGATTTTAATTTGCGATGATGATGTAACTTCTTTTGGTATTTACAATGGCAAAACAATAAAACAAGATGCGTCAATTTGGTTTAAGATATTAGATAAAGCAAAAAAACTACCATTTGAATTAATAGGAATAAATTATACTCAACACGCTTGGCACGAAAAGACAAGTTATTCTATAAATAAAAAGTTTGCAGAAGTTTGTGTACTGATGAACGTATCAAAGATTAATTGGGATTATAGGTCAGAATTTAATTTAAAAGAAGATAGAGACTTTGCTTTACAGACCATTAAAAATGGAAATGGAATATTAAGGTTTAATCATTTTTGGTTCTCTTGTCCGGATGTAGGTTCAAACTCTGGAGGATTGCAAAGCGAATACAAACAAAAGAAAGACGAAGAGAGTGCGAAAAAAATGTGTAGAGAATGGAATCCGTTTATAAAATTACAAAAGAAAAATGATAGAATAGATATGAAAACAGACATTAAAGCACTTGCAACATATTATAAAAAAGTAATAAGATGAAAAGAATAGATCTAATTCAAGTAGAACACAATAGAAAGATAGGAGATAAGTGTGAATATATCGAGCCTAATGTAACTGAAGATTGTATTTTTTATGTAGACGGAGAGCCAATAGGATTTTATCTTACAAAAATGCCACAAAAGATGTGTAAGCTGGCTGACTTAGCAAATGCAGAATTTAAAAGTAAAAATGTTCCAAAAAGTAAAATGAATAGAGGAACTGAAAAACAAGCTATTTCAAAGGGTCAAGAGTGGGTTTCTCAATTTTCTACAATAATAGGTAGTTGCGCACCAAAACCACATATGAAAAGAGCTTACGCCAACTATTCAAGTGTTCATTCAGTTAAAACAGCACAAACTTTCATAAAAGCAATGTTATTATTAGCTAAAGAAAGTGAGTTATTAATAAAGGAATTATTGCCAAAACAATATGAACAACAAATTGAATTATTTAAAGATGTTAATGAAAAATGGAGATTTGGAAACTTATTTACAAGTTCAATTTCAAACTTTAATATATCAGCCAATTTTCATAGAGATGCTGGTAATATAGTAGGTGCTGTTAATGTAATCATTTGTAAAAAACATAACTCAAAAGGCGGCGACTTACACGTTCCTGATTATAACGCTACAATAGGGCAACAAGATAATTCTATTTTAGTTTATCCTGCATGGAGAAACGTACATGGCGTAACTCCTATAATACCAATTCACAAAGACGGATATAGAAATTCACTTATTTTTTATCCTTTAAAAGCATTTAAAAATTTAGACTAATATGCCAAGTAGCGACGGACACAAAAACTTAATACCTTATACAAAGGGGCAAACAGGAAACCCAAACGGAAGACCTCGTAAATTCGTTTGTCAATTAAAAGACATGGGTTATAACAAGCAGGATATAAACCAAACAATTGAAAATATGATGGCTATGACTTTAAATGAGTTAGCCGATATATTTAAAGACGAACACGCTACTATCTTAGAACGTACCATTGCAAATGCTATGCGTAAATCTTTAGAGAAAGGAACTTTGTACAGCCTTGAAACTTTAATCAGTAGGGTGCATGGAGTACCGAGTCAAACGATTAACCAATTAATAACCGAGAAACCTATCTTTAACGGAATAGACATTAATGTTACAACGAACGACAGCCCAAGCGAAAATATCTAAACTCAATAAACGAGTTCGGGTAGTAAGGGGTGGAACTTCTGCAAGTAAAACATTTACTATCGTACCATTCTTAATTGACTATGCTGTTAAAAATCCACTTGCTGAAATATCAATAGTTGCTGAAACCATACCACATTTAAAGAGGGGTGCATTAAGGGACTTTCTTAAAATAATGGACATGATAGGAATGTATGAGCCTGAGAACTTTAACAAGTCATCTTTAGTTTATACGTTTAGTAATGGTGCTTATATTGAGTTCTTTAGCGCAGATGCTGAAAGTAAATTAAGAGGGGCCAGGAGAGATGTACTATTTGTAAATGAATGCAACAATATAACTTGGGAGGCTTACTATCAATTAGCAATTAGAACACGCCGCTTTATTTATTTGGATTATAACCCTGTTAGTGAATTTTGGGTAGATACCGAATTGATTAACGATAGTGATACCGACTTTGTTGTTTTAACTTACAAAGATAACGAAGCCTTAGATTTATCAATTATTAAAGAAATAGAGAAAGCAAAAGAGAAAGCACTAACTTCAACTTACTGGGCTAATTGGTGGAGCGTTTATGGTTTGGGGAATATAGGTAGTTTGCAAGGTACAATATTTAACAACTGGCAACAATGCGAAACAATACCAAATGAAGCTGAATTTATATCATATTCAATTGACTGGGGTTTTACAAATGATCCAAGTGTTTTAACGGCTTGTTATAGATACAACGGTGCTTTATACTTCAAAGAATTAATATATCAAACAGGGCTAACAAACAGCGATATTATTGATAAATTAAAAGAGTTGGGAGTTCAAAGAAATGAAATGATTGTTGCAGATTCAGCGGAGCCAAAATCAATAGAGGATTTAAGAAGGGCAGGCTTCAGGATTGAGGGTGCTAAAAAAGGACCCGATTCAATCCGTAACTCAATAGATACTTTGCAACAATATGAAATGTTTATAACTAAGGACAGCCTAAATGCTATCAAGGAATTAAGGAATTACAAGTGGGCTACTGATAAAGACGGTAATATGTTAAATACTCCTATTGATAGCCAAAACCATTTTTGTGATAGTATTAGATACGTAGCTTTAAACCGACTTAAAAAGTCAACATTCTTTATTCAATAAATGTAAAAATCAAATAAAATACTATATTAATACAATGAAAATACCTAAACGATACGAAGATTTAACAGTTGAGCAGTTCCAAAAATTAGAGGAATTGAAAACAAATGATACTTTGGATAAACTAGACAAGGCTGTTTTAAGGCTATCTATTTTATCGGGTGAGGATGTTGACTATATTGAATCACTTAGCCCTAAACAAGTTTACGACTATTTATTAGATGCTTTCTTTTTAACTAAACCAATTACTGAGTTAGCTTGTCCCGATGAAATTAAACTAGGTGGCGTTAAGTTTAGATACATTAAAGATTTATACGATTATAATATTTGCCAGGAAAAGGATTGGAAAGAAATGGTAAAGGCAAACGATGGTAACTATTTTAAAGTGCTGCCTGAGTTAATGGCTATTTGTCACCAAGAGTATGAGAATGGTAAATGGGTATATAATTCAAGTAACCATAATCGGAATGTAGAGTTATTTAAAAAATCAAAATTAAGCGAATCACTTGGGGCTGTTTTTTTTTATTCAAAATATTTAATGACTTACACAAAAGTTATTCAGGATTGTTTAGCGGAACAGGTCAAAGTAATAGAGCAAGCGAATCAAATGATGATGGAAGACTTAGAATTTCAGACTTTTTTGAAAGGTGGGGGTGGGAATACAGCGTTGGTTTAGTTGTTAAAGATACTAATCTAAACGAGGACCAAATATTTGAATGGAGTGTAATAAGGTACTATAACAAGTTAGCGTACTTAAAGGATAAAGGTAAATTTGAAATAGCATTAAATGGCTCTAGTAGATAAAATAAAAAATTTGTTAGATGAGTTTGGGAAAGCATTAAACGATGACACCCGAAGTTCTTTAAAAAAGGCTTTAGATTCAAGACAAGCTAAACAAAGGGCAAAGTCTAAATACCCAGTAAAGGGTAGTAGAACTACGAGTAAATTACAGGCTAGTATTAAACCGACAATATCATTTAGTAAAGACTCTATTAAGTTTACGCTAAACATGAATGATTATTGGGCGGTTGTTAACGACGGTAGAAACCCAAGTAGTGTAAGTGCAGAGGGACAAAAAAAGATAGCGGAATGGAGTGCGGTTTATGGATTTGCTGAAAGCATAAGACTTAGTGATTTAGCACAAAGAAAGGAAAAGCAAAGCCTATCTAAGCGCAAAGGTAAATTAAAGAAGTTACAAAAAATGTCATTTGATAAGGCAAAGAAAACAGCAGGCTTTTTAGTAGCACGTTCTTTAAAAAAGAACTCAATAGAAGCAACGCATTTTTTTGACGAAGTGATTAACGATGGACGGATTGAAGAATTACAAAGCGAGATAACAGAATTAGTTAAAGATGATATTATAATAGAAATTAGAAGTAGTTACACATAAAATGGCATTAACAGTATATCAACAACCCGACACATTTACACCAGCTTATAACGACCAAATATTTACAGCGAAGTCTAATCAAATAGCTATTGCTGATTTTAAATATATTGTAACGGTAGTTGTTAACGGTGATACAGCTAACACTTATACAGAGGACATATTACAGCGTCCAGACGGTTATTTAGTTTTTAACGCTAAAGAGTGGGTGCAAAATTATATTGAACATTACTTTGAATTTGATAATATTAATTTAGCTAGCCCTATAAACTTAGCAACTGGCAAACGTGTAAGGGCTCAGGTTAAAATATTGGAATATTATACAGCGGCTGTTCAATCGACTACTACCATAACTTACGATGCTTTTGATGCTTGCTTAACAGATGCAGCTTTTAAAGCTTACGATCCGTCTGATTATGGTTTTGGCTCAACTACTGGTTTATATTTCTTATCAAAGGATGTTGACACAATAACACCCGATAATAGGATAGCTTTAAACCAGCCTTTTTTTATACACTTTATTCCGCCACCATGCAATAATATAACTATTGAATTATTTAATGGTTTCACTTTATTGCAAACAGTTACAATAGCTTCACTACCAACACCAGTTACCGTTAACGATATTTATCAATTATATTTAGGTAGTAATATTTTTACTTCAGCATCTGTTGGTAATACAGTTGTAGTTAAATTTAAAAATGGGACAACCGTATTATTAAACTACTCTTTTGATTACCAAGACATTTGCACTAAATACCAAGACTATGTTATTTATTACCTAGATAGAACTGGTAATATCTTATCATTTCATTTTGAGCAAAAGAGTAAAAAGAATTTCAGTAAAAAAGTAAATACAGTTACTTTAAATAAGAATGTTTTAAATACAACTACTGGTGCTTATGGCTCTACTTCTTATGATAGAGAAGACCACGTTGTAAGTACTGCTATTGAATCGACGATGGATTTAAATACAACTTGGTTAACTCAGTTACAAATAACACAATTAAAGGATTTATTTGATAGCCCAATAGTTTATGTTTGGGATTACAGTACTTTACGATCATGCAAAGTAACAAACACTTCATTTGAAGAGTATCAACTAAACAACGAATCGTTAATACAATTAGCAATTACTATTGATTTAGGTATTACAGAAACTAGACAAAGAGGTATATAATTATGGCGGTAGTAACAGATTTATTAATAGCAGCAAAAAATGGTAGTGAGAAATTACAATACTATCCTATTGCTAAAAATATACCGATTAACATTAACTACAATTTAGCCGATGTTAGAAACCCCGACCAACGCAAGGCTAGTTTTAGTAAAACAATTAATTTACTTGGAACGAATAAAGTAAATAAACTATTTGAAAATATATTCTCGGTTAACGTAGCGACTCAGTATTTTAATAAGAATTTAAAAACACCATGCAAATATATTGTAGATGGGATTGAAAACTTTGCAGGTGACTTGCAGTTAATCAAAATAAACATTAAGCCCGATAATTCAATAGATTATGAATGTTCGATAATTGGTGCGGGTGGTTCTGTATTTGTGGATATTGGCGATAAGTATATTGTTGGTAATGCGGATAGTACAGAGGATTTAGACTTTAGCGCATACGACCATAATTATACACGTGCTAATCAAATAGCGTCACGTACAACTTATTTAGGCACTGGCACAGGTTATGTATATCCTTTAATAGATAGAGGAACGAATGGCGGTAGTGATATTGTTTGGAACGTAAAAGATTTTTTACCTTGCTTTAGTATTTACGAATATATTAGTAAAATTATAGCAGCAACGGGTAGAACATTTACAAGTACATTCTTAAATACTGCAGAATTTAAAAAGTTGTATTGTTACCCTAATATAACTAAGATTGAATTAAGTCAAGCACAATTAGAGAACCAACAATTTTATGTAGGTTTGACAAGTAACGTTACTCAGGTAGGTTTTATTCCTACTTTAGTACATAATAACGAAACCCTACCATTTTTTGATAATGGTTTACAAAATAATACTACAACGGGATTAGTAACAATTAACCAAAGCGGTTATTATAATATTGCATCTAAGTTAATTTACAGAATTAAGTTTACGCATCCCGACACAAATGTAGTATCATTGAAATTTACTCCAACTTCTACTATTTATAATAGTATTGCAAGACAAACTCCATTAAGTGATATAGTGGTTAATAATCAAACCATTGTACAGATGCCAATTATACCAGTTAATACATTTGTTACAACTCCAATAAATGAAGTAGCAACGGGTGAAATGTTCTTTAGTGCTGGTGATGTTATTTTTGTAAGAGCGGCTGTTTTAACTGGCAATCTTATATTTTATAATTCAGCTGGCACAATAATAACACCAATAGGAAACCCAACTTTTACGATTGAAGCATTAAGCGGAATTAACGGATGTTCGTTTTACGGCTTAGTAACTAAAAAAGAAGTTGTTGAGGGTAATCCATTGTCAGCAAATGCAGCACTACCAACTAAAATAAAACAAAAGGACTTTTTTAAATCAATAGTTCAGGCTTTTAATTTATACGTTGACGTAGATAAAGACAACGAGAATAATTTAATTATTGAAAACTTTGATGAATTTTACAATGCTGATATAGTTGACTATGAGAATAAAACAGACTTGGCAAAAGACCAATCCATTAACCCAAACTTATTAGAGGGCAAACGGTATATCTTTACTTACAAAACCGATGCCGATTATTACAACGATTTATACCAAAAGACTTGGAACGAAACTTATGGCACAGAACAAATTGATGTTGAAAATGATTTTATTAAAAGTGATAAAAAGAATGAGTTAATATTCTCGGGAACTCCAAACGTTGCAAACTATGGAATGGGTATTGCTCACCCTCGCATATATCAATTAGACGGGACAAATAAAAAAACAATAGCTGCTAACATTAGAATACTTTATTGTGCTGTTAAAACAAGCCCTAACGCTTATACATACAAACAGCAAGGGCAAACTGATTTAGTAACGAATGATTATTTATATGCAGGAATGGAAGACGATCCATTTAACCCTACTGTATCTTTAATGTTCGGACCACCAAAAGAGGTTTATTATAATTATATAAATGCTTATTTTACAACTAACAATTTATATAATAGATACCACGCTAAATATTTAAATAATCTAATAAATAGAGATGCTAAATTTGTAACTAAATATTTATGGTTAAGCCCAAAAGATATTTATAATTTTAATTTTAGAAATAGATTATTTATTGACGGTGCTTATTATATTGTTAATAAAATAGAAAATTATAATCCATTAGAATTAACAAGCACAAATGTTGAGTTAGTAAAGTTATTAGAAACCGAAGTATTTACACCTCAACAATTTAGATTAAGTGATAGTACTTCAATTAACGCTGGCACTGATACACAAAATTACCGTTTAAATAGTTCTTTAAACGTTGGTACTAACATACAAAATAGAGGTACTAATTGTTTAGCTATTGGTGATAATATTATCATACCGGCAAGCTGCACTAACGTAACGGTAATTGGTAGCAATATTAGTGTTCCTGAAAACACTATTGGATTTAGTTACATAAATGGAACGGTAACAAATACTATCTATAACGAAAAAGCATTAATACAAAATAAGTCAGCTAACTATAATGTTAAGGCTTACGATGACGTTGTATTTATGACTACTGGCGCAACTAACAAAACAGTTACATTAGGTTATGTTCAAATTGGATTTTTAGAAAGTACCGTAGTTTTAAATATAAATACAGTTGATACTACTTTAGAATATGGCAAACAAATAACTATTAAGAAAGTTGATAGCGGTGCTGGCAATGTTATAATAGACGGTAACGGTGCTTTAATAGACGGTGCTGCAACAATTACTTTAACCACTCAATATGAATCAGTCACCCTACAATGGGACGGCACTAATTGGAATAAAATATGATAGATAAAATAGAATTTTTAGAATCTCAAATGAATAACCAGGCTAGTCAAATAATTATTGACGGTATGGCTTGTATTCACATGTGTATTGAAATAGCAGCAACTGGTAACGAAGACTTAATAAACTTGATAAATGGCAGATAAAAATGAAATAGCATTTGATTTAGAAGTCAAAGGTGTAGAGCAATCAATTGAATCTGTAAAGGATTTAAAGAACGCTATTAAGGCCGCAAAGGATGAGCAAGTTAAAATGGCGGCCGCATTTGGTGAAGGCTCAAAAGAATATTTAGATGCAAGTAAAAACGTAGCTAGTTTAAAAGATAGAGTTGACGATTTAAACGATAGTACAAAGTCTTTAAAAGGTAGCGGTGTTGAACAATTAACTCAAGGCTTTGCTCAAATGAAAGAGGGCATAATGAACCTCGATTTTGAAAAAGTAAAAGTTGGAATTGCTGCAATGAAGTCGGGAATGGGTGCCTTTGCTACTTCTGCAAAGACAGCTTTACAAGGCGTTAAGGGTGCTTTGATTGCAACTGGTATCGGTGCATTTGTTGTATTACTTGGAACTATTATTGCTTATTGGGACGAGATTAAAGGCGCTATTAGTGGTGTTACCGAAGAGCAAAAAAGACTTAATGCTGCTGCTAAAGAAAATCTAGTAGTTGAACAAGATAAGTTAAAAGCATTAGAAGGATCAACTAATAGTTTAAAGTTACAAGGCTTAAGTGAAAAAGAAATATTAGCACTTAAGATAAAACAATTAGATGCTGTTTACGAAGCACAAGAAGCGCAACTATTAACTACTATTCAAACTCAACAAGCGCAAGAATCGGCAGAAAAAAGGAATAAAGAAATTTTACAAGGTTTAATCAGTATGACAACTGCACCATTATCTTTAGTTTTGGGTGCTATTGATATGGCTGGCAAAGCACTTGGTAAAAATTTTGGACTTTCTGAAAAATTTAAAGGCTCAATAACCGACCTTGTTTTGGGTGACGAAAAAGAAAATGAAGAGAAAAGAAAAAAAGAATTAGATGCGCAAATACAATTACTAAAAGATTTAAAAGAAAAAAGGGCTGGCTTTCAATTAGGGATAAATAAAATTGATGAAGATGCTGCAAAAGCTGCAAGTGAAAAAGCTAAAAAATTAAGAGATGAAAAAACGGCAGCAGATTTAGCGGCAATTAAATCTATTGAAGATGCAAAAATAGCAGCAATTGAAGATGAGGAGTTAAGGGCTTTTGCAAAGGAAGTTTTAGATAATGAACGTAGACTAAAAGATATAGCAGCAGGCAAGGAAAGTGAAGAGTTAAAAAGGCAAGAGCGTGAATCGCAAGCTATTTTATTTGAAGCTAACATAACTAAAATTAATGCAGACGGTGCGGCTAAAAGAAAAGCTATTGAAGATAAAGCAATAGCAGATAAAGCAGCTGCAGATGCTAAGGCATTAGCGGATAAAAAAATTATAACCGATGCTGAAAACGCTGAAAAATTAGCGGCGGCTGAATTGGCTGTATTACAAAAAGGAAATGAAGAGGCTGATTTAATTAATCAATTAACTGTAAAAAGAGATATTGAATTAGCAGCAGCAAAAGACAATGCTACTCAAAAACTACTTATAGAGCAAAAATATGCAAACGATGTTGAAGCTATTAATAAAGCCGCTGCTGAAAAACAAAAAGCATTAGAACTGGCTAAGCAAAATGAGATTTTAAACTTTGCTCAAATGAGTACACAATCTCACCAAGCACTATCAGATGCTTTTTTTGCGGTTAAAAATAGAAACTTACAAAAGGGCTCAGCCGCTGAACGTAAATCAGCCGAACAACAATTTAAAATTAATAAAGCACTAGCTATTCAATCGGCTGTTATTAGTGGAATACAGGGTGTTATAAACGCTTTATCTGCTCAGTCAGTTGTTCCTGAACCATTTGGTACTGTATTAAAAGTAGCTACTGCGGTTGGTGTTGGTATTGCAGCGGCTGCTAATATAGCTAAAATTGCAAGCACTAAATTTGACGCTGGCGGTGGCGGCGGTGGTGGCGGCGGTGGTGCTACATTACCAAGTGCGCCACCTATTCCAAGTCCACCAAGTATAAGCACTCAACAAAACAATACAAATCAAAGTACATCGTTTGATGAAACGGGTAAAAGAATAGGCGGTGATAACGAAAAACAAATGACACCAGTGATACAAGTAAAAGCAACCGTAGGAGTTGACGAAGTATCGAGCAAAACAAATAGAGTAGAAACATTAGAAAAACAATCAACATTTTAAAATTATGGAAAATAAATTACCAATTTACTATGCTACGATTAACGAAGATTTAAGCGGCTTAGAATTAAAAGAACAAGGAATACAAAATATTGCATTAGTGGATAGCCCTGCAATGCTTACAGAGTTTTTAGCATTCAGCGAGCAGAAACCTTACGAGTTTAAAATGGCTTTACAAGAAGAGCAAAGAATAATCACAGCACCAGTTATTGTTGCTGACTTACCGATATATCGTAAAGTTGATGACAAAGAATTTTATGTAGTGTATAAAAAAGATACCAATATGCAAATACTACAAAAGTATATGCTAGACGGTAACCAACGTAAAGTAAAATTAACACATGATACAAGCGACCTATCAAAAGGTGTGTTTGTGTTTGAAGTATTTATTAGTGATGCTAGTAGAGGTATTAAACAACCCGAAGGTTTTGATTTACCCGATGGCACTATCTTTTGTTCAATGAAAATTAACAACGATGACATTTGGAAACGCATTAAAAGCGGTGAAGTTAAAGGTGTGTCATTAGAGGGTTTCTTTGACTTAGAGCAAGAGATTGAATTGGATCAAAACGAGATTGAAGCTATCATTAAAAATATTTTGTAAAAAGTAAATATTTTACTATATTATATTAACGAAACTAAATAAAATAAAAATAAATATGTTATCAAAAGAAACTAAAGATGCTTTAAAATCAGCATTATTAAAATTAGGGATTGAATTGCCTGCTACTCAAGTAGTAAAATTAGAAGATGTTGCTTTAATTGATGGCACTATGTTATCAGTTGACAAAATGGAAGTAGGCGCAATGGCTTCATTTGTTGGTGCTGACGGTGTGGCTGTTCCTGCGGAAGGCGAATTTGAACTTGCTGACGGTACTAAGATTATTTGTGCAGCTGGTGTTATTACTGAAATTTTAGCAAAAGAAGCTGACGTGCAACCTGAACCGATTGAGCCAGTTGAATCAGAAATGAAAGCAATCTTAAGCCGCTTAGAAGCATTAGAAAAAGGTTATGCTGCAAAGCAAACTAATTTAGAAACGCAATTATCAGAAACTAAAAAAGGTTTATCAGTTGCTTTAAGTGCTATTGATGCAATGGATAAAAACGCAGTTGCTTTAAACTTAGAAGCTAATAACAAAGTAGAAAAAAATTACAACGACTTAACTCCGTTGGAATTATTCAAATTAAGAAAACAAAATAAATTCGTAGGATAAAAATAATATAAACTAAAAACTAAAAAACAAAAAACAATGGCAATATCTTATTCACAATTAGTAACGATAAACGGAGTAGCTGCAGATCCAGTAATCTCTGAAATTATCTTTGAAAACAAAACAATCTCTGAAGGCTTAGTAGCTTTTGAAACAGGAATTAAGGCGGGTACAATCTTTACTGAAAATGTAAATACTGTAACTATGCAAAACTGGGCAGTTAACCCATCAGCATCAGGAACAATCGGTATTAACGATGTATTAATCACTCCAGTAAAGGTTGAATACTTAGACGCATTCACTCCAAACGATTTACGTACTTCTCGTTTTAATAGAGACATGAAGCCAGGTGCTTGGAACGATGTATCTGACGAATTTGCTAAAATGGTTTTAAACGGTGTTGCAAAGTCAATCTCTGCTGACGCTGAGACTAAGTTTTGGAACGGTGCAACAAGTGCTACTAAAACAGCTGTTGCTGCTTTAACTGCTGGTACTTTAAACACGCAAGCATCTACTCAAGAAAAAGCATTAGTTGCTGCAATGCCAACTACATTATTTGATTCAGTTATTACACGTGCAATTTATAACAACGCTGCTGTTGGTGGTCGTATTAAAGTTGTTGGTACTGCTGCAATTACTGCTGCTACAATCGTTGCACAATACCAATTGTTATACGCTGCAATCGTTTCTGAAACTTTAAGCGCATCTGACGAAAAAGCATTCATTTACGCACCACGTTCTCACAAACAATTAATCAATATTGCAAACGTTAACTTGACTTACAGAGATGTATTTAGTGTTGACATGGTTGCTGACAAATATTACTACTTAGGTGTAGAAATTAAATTTGTGCCAATCGCTGAGAACGTTATGCTAGTAGCGGTTCCAAGTAACATCAAATGGTGTACTGATTTAATGGAAGATTTAAACATGGTTGTTATTGATAAATTCCCTCAACCACGTAAAGATTACTTTTACGATGTAGTATTTACTATCTTTGCTCACGTTACAAACCAAAGATTTAATACGTTATACGTAGGATAAATAATTAAGGGGTTATTGATTTAACCCCTTTCATTTTTAACATTATAAAATTATAAAAAAATGCCTTGTCCATTAACTCAAAATTATACACTAAAAGACTGTTTAACAACAGCTGGCGTAGCTTCATGGTATATCACTCCATTTGCTAACGTTTTAACGTCCACACTAACTGCAAACGTTGTAACTGCTATTACTAAAACAGTTGCATGGAAAACTATCGCTCAAGAAATTGAACAAGGTATGTGGTCTTATACTGGTGCAGGAACAACTGCTTCAGGTTCTAAGGCTTACGACTGGGAATGTTCAATCAAAATGCATGGTTTAAATACATTAGATCAACAAGAATTAGAATTGATTTTAAACAATAAAGTAGTGCTTATTGCAGTAATGCAAAACGGTGACGCTTGGATGTTAGGTCGTGGATATGGCTCAAACGCTATTGATTCTAAATTTGAATCGGGTACTGCAATGGGTGACTTTATTGGTAGCACATTAACAATCAAAGGACGTTCAGCAGTATCGGCTGTTAAAGTTGACAACACTATCTTAGCAGGTTTATTAACCTAGTAAATTAATTACACAAATATTAAAAGCAATCTTAATCGGTTGCTTTTTTTATTTTTGTAAAAGTTTAAAAAAATACTATATTATATTAGTGATATTAATAAATAAAAATACAACTAACAAAGTAATATTAACGCTATCTGAAAAGACAACGTTAACGAATGCGAAGTATTTATTTGAGGTTATTAATGACATGAGCAATACAGTAAAATGCTTTATTGCAGCGGATATAAGTACAAATAAATTACGTTATAATGAGTTTGATTTTATTGAAAACGTAACTGAAAATTTATTGAATGGTACTTTTAGTTTGACGTTGAGTGGTTTTTATAAATACAATGTTTACGAGCAAGCAAGTGCAACTAACTTAAATCCGTTGTTAGCATTAAATTTAATTGATAAAGGAAAATTAAACGTTGTATCACAATTAAGTGATTACCCAGTTTATACTGGCAACGAAAACAATACAGTAGTATATGGCGGCTAAATTTCAATACATTGACAACAAGCACATGTTAACGTTTAAAGCGTTACCAAAATTAACGTTTAGCGAGGACACAAAAGGTTACATCAAATACGGTAAAGATAATATGTACCCTCAAGAGTTGGTTCGTTTATTTAACGAGCATCCTGAGCATAGGGCTATTGTTAACCGTAAAGCACGTTACATTTGGGGTAAAGGAATTAAGGCGGTTAATGAGATAGATCAAATTAAAGTTGACACGTTTATTGATAATTTTAACCGTAAAGAAACTTTAAATCAAGCTGGTAAAAAAGTTAGTTTAAACACAGAATTATTTAATGGTGTTTATGTAGAAGTAATTACAAACTTGCAAGGTCAACCGATTGAAATGTATTTTTTAAATTCTGCTAATTGTAGAATATCTGAGTGCGAAACTAAATTATACTTCTCTAAAAATTGGAATATAAATACACAAAGCAAAGATATAAAGTGTATAAATAAATTTGAGAACAACGGAACTGCTGGCACATTCTTTATTGACTTTAAATATTATACAGCAAGTGCAAGTAAAATAGAAAGCGTTTATCCTATTGCACAATATCAAAGTATCGTAAATGATATTAACACAGATATTGATATAAGTACGTTCAATAAGAATTATGTGTCTTCGGGATTTTCGGTTGGTAAGATAATAAACTTTTTTAATGGACAACCTACCGATGACATGATACATTCAATCGAGCGTTCATTCAAAGGCACTTACACAGGCGAGAATGGCGAAAGTTTAATGATTACACACTCTGATAGGGACGACAAAGCACCCGAAGTAGTTGACGTTTCTGTAAATGATTTATCTGAGAAATTTGCATTCACTTCAAAGCGTGCGATGAAAAAGATATTTGCGGGACATGAAATGGCACCCGAATTATTTAATATTAAATTTGATGAATCTTTTTTAAGTGGTTCACCCGATTTATTAATTTTACAAGAGTTATTTGTTAAAGGTTATATTGAACCAAGACAAGCTGACTTATTAGAATTTTTATCTTATTTATCATTCTTAAAAACTGGTGAATATTTAGAAATGATGTTTGAGCCAATTAGTTTAATTGGTGCGGATTTAAGCAACGATACTGATTTAACACAGGATGAGCGTAGAAAATTAAAAGGATATGAGCCATTGGTTGCTATTCCTACCGATGTAAATGGTGAGCCTTTGCCTATTGTAGCTACTCAAATAAATGATAGCTTAAAAGGATTAAGTGCTGCGGATAATGCGGATATGTATCGTATTGTAAGAGATTACAGTAAAGGAAAAATAAACGAACATTTAGCAGTAACTAGATTAACAGCTTATGGCATTGACGAAACGCAAGCTAAAAAAATATTAGGTATTGAAGTTAAAATGTCAAAAGAAAAAGATAAATTCTTAGCGCACTTAGAAAAATGTGCAATCATTGAAGACCCAACAACTTATACAGTAATTAAAAGAGAACGAGTAAAAAGTTCAAACGAAGCATTAAAATACGAACGTCAAATAATGAAGTTTGCCGATGCTTTAGTGATTAGCATACAAGAACTAGACAACGCTGTTTTAACTGCCTTAAAAGGTAATTCTAGCATGTCTATTGATGAAATTGCAAAAGCTACTCAAAGTGATTTTTATAAAGTAGAAGAATCAATTGCACGTTTAACTAAAAATGGTTTCTTAGATGACACAATTGGTGGTTTTAAACCTACTCAAAAGGCATTGGATAAACCAACCGAACCGATTGTAAGTAGAGAAATTTATACTGTTTATACTTACGATTTAAATGAGGGTGTAAGTTATGCTAGCAATCCAAATAAAATAAGTAAAAATTTATTAAGCACTTCACATGATTTTTGCAAAGATACAATAGGTTTAACAAACAAAGGAATGAGTTGGGAATTTGAAGCTATTGATAGTATGTCTAATGACTTTGGAGACAATGCATGGGACTATCGAGGTGGATTTACTAACAAAGGTGGCTTTATAGATAGCACTTGCAACCATTCATGGTATGCCGAAACTAGGGTACGAAATAAAAAAAAATAAACAATGGCTGACGTTTTATTCATACAGGAAGACTACTTTAAAAAATTGGCGGGTGTCGATGGCAACGTGGATTGGAAAAAATTAGAAAGCACTATTATAATGGTGCAAGATATTTATATACAAAAAATATTAGGCACACAATTATACAACGATTTAAAAACTAAAATAATTGCAAGCCCAACAATGGCTTTATATCCAAATGAGAAAGCACTAATTAACGATTATATTGCAAAGGCTTTATGTTGGTATGTAAAAATGGAAGCATCACCAGACTTTAAATTTGCTTACCAAAATAAAGGCATACAAGTAAAAGGGTCAGCGGATTCAAGTTCAGCGGATATTAGTGACGTTAAATTTTTAATGGATAAATGGCGCATTCATGCAGAAAGATACGCACAATTAGTAACTGATTATTTAATTGAAAATACAGCAACGTTTCCAAAATATTTAGAAACAAGTAATACAGGCATGAATCCAACGGTAAGAAATTATACTAACGGTGTGGCCATGCGTGGTGATTTAGATTTTGGGAATGAAGAGTTTAACCGTTTTAACTATTGGAGAAGACACGAAGAGTAAATGATAACACTTAATCAAGATATAGAATTATTTAAAAACTTTGCGTTAAAGCACAAAGGCATAAACTCATTTTACTTTGGGGATGAATCGGAAGCGGACACAAACGTAGAAATTGTTTATCCATTTATGAATGTTATTTTACAAGGTAGTAGTGTTACTGATAATGTAGTTAGTCGTAAATACATGATTGTGATTAGCGATTTAGTTAATAAGGATATAAGCAATATTAACCAAGTGCTTAGTGATACTGAGCGTATTTGTTACGATGTGCCTAACTATCTTAGACAAGTTAGCAATAGCAAGTTATTAGGACCGTTTAAATCCGATATGAATATTTCGTTAACGGATTTTACTGAGCGTAACGATGACGATGTTAGTGGACACTTTTTTGATTTAACAATCAGTTCTGCAATGGGTAACGATGGGTGTAATTTACCTATTGATAGTGGTAACATTTTAGATAATAATTATATTTATGTAGGTGGTAATATAAATCAAATAGTTGGTAATTTTCAAGTTGACATTAAGGACCAAAACGGAAATACATTACAAACTTTTA